TTCAGGGGCAGCGTCACCCGGAGGGGCGACGACGGGGGGGACAACAGTGGCGGTGCCACCGTTTTCTTGGGGTTCTGCAGGCATATTACTCTCCGAGGTTTGGGCGGTGGCCCGGTTAAAAACAAACTCACAAGGGTATTCGGGCGCTTGTGCCCGCACACCAGCCCCCGCATCGGCGCCGACCGGCACCATGGACAATTCCGCTGGTTGCCAATCGACGGCCCGACGCTGAGAGATTCCGCTATCGCTTTTGGTGACTTCAAATTTGCGCACGTTGTAGCCGACCGACACATTGCGGATGATGCCGTTTTGCACATCGCGCCAGATCGGCTCGACATCGGCACGGTCGGAAAACCGCACGGTGGCGATGCCTTGGGTGCCATCGACGCGGGCGGTGCCATCGACCACCACGCCGATCACATCGGACAAATCATCGGCATTATGGGTGTTGAGCAACGGCGCACCGGAATTCAGCCGCGACAGGTCGACGCTTTCCGGGCTCATATCCAAGGATTCTTCGTAATATTCCCAATCGCGGTAATCGAAGCGGCGAACGGTTGCCCCGGTTGACCATACCAGATCAGCAGTCCGCGCATCGGCATTGACGCTTTGCGGCAAGATGGCCGCAGCACGATGCTGCAACGGCAATTGACGTGTATTTTCGGTAACGCTATCAGGCATTTGATGCCCCTCCTTCAGAGCCAGTGGACCCGCCTTGCGCGTTGTCCATATTAGGAACAGGACCACCCGCCTTAGCGGATTTGCGCGGGTCGCTGTCCAGAACCAGATTGAGCTGATCGATCAAAGCGTTCGATTTGGAGATTTCCTGCATGTGCTGCACGGGGTCTGCCCCGCTTTCGGCAATCACTTGCGGCAGGGTTTTGGTCCCGGCACGAATCTGCAAGGTATCGGCTTCCGCTTCCTTTTTCGGATCAACCGACTCGAAACCGGGGGATGACCAGCGCACCCCATAATTTTGCTTGGGAATAAGTCCGGCCACAAAGGCAGTATCGATAAAACGTCGCCAAATGGGGGTGCAATATTGCGGGATCAACACGCGTTTACGATAGGCCCGCACCGCTTGGCGAAACTCCATAGCGCCAGCACGGTAGGAGGAATAATTGACCTGCGACAAATCACCACTGATTTGCTCGTACATGACATCCAGACCCGCCGCCACATCGCGCAGACGGGCGCGCTTATAGCCTTCATAGCCACCGGCAGCAGCCGGTTGATTGAACTTTACGTCTTCACCGGGCTGCAGATATCCGACCATGCCGGGATCGAATGATTCGATGCGGTTGCCTTTGCCATCGATCTTGGTGGTGCCCAAAGTGGGTCCAGCGGCCCCTTCATTCTGAGTGACGAAGGCAGCCAGACAGGCTTCGATCTTTTTGCGAACGATTTCCGCCTGTTCGTATTCTCCCAGGTCGTTCAAGGTCATCATGACGGCGGCAAAATTGGTTACGCCACGCACCTGACCGGGACGATCCGGCCAGAACACATGCAACACTTCCGAGGCCGGGACCAGGTTGGAAACTAGCGCCTGCTTGGGTAGAACGATCATTTCACCGGGATGCTGGGAAAATAGCCAATAGCCGATCCGCGACCCGATCTGATCGAATTCAATGCCCTGTAAGGTGTAACTTCCGGCACTGGTGGTTCCCCAGGCTTGGCGGGTAATGTCGCAGAAATCCGCTTCCAACACCTGCAATTGCAGAGGAATGGACAAACCGTCGGCAGCGCGTCGATTGCGAAAGCGCACGAACACTTCACCGGATTCGTATTCCGCCCCGGCCACCTGGGCTTGCAGTCCATAAAAGTCCAATGTACCGGCAGCATCGCATTCGGCGCACCAGCGCAAAAAGGCCGCGTCTATTTTCTTGTCCAACGCCGCACTGCCGGTGGCGGCACGCGGAATGATCCCCTCGCCCACCACATTGTTGATCCAGACTTTCTTGGCCTTTTTTCCGGGAATGGAATTGCGGACCAAATCCCGAGCCCGCGCCCGCAGCCGCATGGCCGCTGGGAAGACTTCGGCGTTGGCCGAGGTTCCAGCAGCGACCCATCCCCCGGACAAACGCCCCGCATTGGCCCCGTCATAGCGCCGGGTTTCAGACAGCACATCCAGCACCGACCGAGCACGGGCACGGTTCAGCGCTGCATGCGGGCTGAAGAACCCGATCAGACGATCCAAAGCATTCATGGAATTAGCTCCGGCCAAAGGTGGCAAGGGTGCAGCGGGTGGCGGGCGATTGCGCCAGTTCTTGGGCGATTAGACCTTTGGCGCGGATCAGGTCGTTCATGGAGCGGTATTCGACTTCGCGGTCGCCTTGCCGCACCCGAAGCTCGCCCGACGCGATGGCGGCGTTGATCGCATCCAGGTCCGATTGTGTGTAAGCCATGGGGTTCAATTCCTTTGCAGCCATCCGGTTCGGTTGCCTAGCCAATTGGGCCGGGGCGGCGATTGGGCGGAACGGGATGGAGATGGGGGTAAAACAGGCAATGCTGATCCGCCCGCGTCCGGGGAATCGGACGCCAGGCGGGCCAGCGAGTTAAAGACAGATGTTTGCGCCCAGGCGGGCGGTTGATCCCAATTGATGCGGTCCCAACTGAAGGGGGGACGCAGCACCAGGGCGCGGGCGTACACCATATGGTCAAAGGCTTCGTTGCGGATGCCAGGGCGGATTTTTTCCCAACATCCCTTGGCATCCGGCTTTTCCGCCGTAACCTGCAAATACCATTCATCCACCAGATCATGGGGGGTATGGACATACCCCGGACCCGGTTCCGACCGCCGCAGACTGGCCGCCACATCGGTTTTAACGCTGTCGGTTCCGACCTTTAGAATTTTGCGGCCCTTGGCGATGATGGTGCCGTCGCGCATGAAATCGACCCGGTCCACCGCCACCTTGCGATTGCCGACGCGGGCATCGCCTTTCAACAGGATCAGGCGATCTTCCGACACGCCGTCATCGCGCAGGGCATTGGCCCAGAAATAAGCATTACCGGTAACACCTTGCGCCCCACCGGAATCCACGCCCATGGTCATCACCCGCATGCGCCGGTCAGGATCATTGGCGAAGGGCCAGGTGCGATCCAAGATTGAGGTCAACAAATCCCAATCTTCCAGATAGGCCCCCGGATCAACCAAGCGGTCAGTGGCGGCATGGGCAATCTGCCAACGATCCACCACCCAGCTTTCGAACTGCGGACCCATGCCGGTAATCTGCACGTCGAAATAACGGCCCTGCACGTCAACCGTGGCCACCAAAGCCCGCACACCGTCCGGGATGGTGCCCAATTTCCAATGCGGTTCGGCACGGGCCTGGATGGCAACCGGGTCCAACGCGTCTTTGTCTTCCACCGGGCGGCGAATATGGCAGTCGCCCAGATCCAAATTGACGAAGCCCATCAAACCTTCATCATTTCCGGTGCGTTGTTCTTCGTCTTTCAACTCGCACCAGCGCCGCGCCAGCTGGGACCATCCTTGGTATTTGGCCGCTGGGCCAAACATCCAGTAACTGACCACCGGGGATTTGGGCGCATAGCCCAATCCGATCAGGTCGGCATCGTAAACTTCGCCTTCGGGCACCCACAAACAGCGGGCATTCAATCCGGGCTTTTGCCGTTCGCCGATCACAGATCCGCAATGGGGGCAAACCATGACTACCGGGGTACCGTCATTGATGGCGGCAGCCTGGTCTTTAAATCCCAGTTCGGCCCCATCCGCCGCCGTGGTCGGCCAGGACAGCCGGGCAAAGCTGGGTTCGAAGCCGTCCCCGCATTCCGGGCACTGCCAGAATAAGCGGCGACGGTCGCCCCGATTGTACAGGGACAAAATCCCGGTTTCGACCGGCGGGGCAGCGTGCCCTTGCGGTTGCCAATTTCCTTCATACACCGCCTTGGGGCTTGATTCCGCCACCACCGTTCCCAGCGATCCGAAAGACCGGATGCGGGCGGTGGCCAGAAAGAAGGCCGGACCCTCGCCGCCGATATTGGGCGGGTAACGGTCGTAATCGGTCATGATGACCAGCGGAACCGACTTTGACGACAGTTCGGATGGCGCGGGCCAGCCGACCCGCAGCAACATCCCCGAAAAGCGTTTGTCGAAGGTGTTGTCTTCGGACTTCATAAACGACAGCCGCCCCTTCAAGGACGGGGAATTGCGCACCAACGGGCCAAGCCGGTTCTGCGACCAATCCCGCGCCGCCTGTTGGGTCATCTGCACCACCAGCGTATCGATGGGGTCGCAGGTGATAGCGTGGGCAACCGCGCCCTCGACCAGGGCCGTGGTTTTGACCGACTGGGCTGGACCGGCGAAGATAACGGCCTCGGTACTGCGCGACCGCACCATATCGGCTGGTTCGCGCATATAGTCTGCGCCGTCGAATGATAACGGGCCGTGGTAATCCGGGCGGGATAAAACGATGTAGCGTTCGGCTGCCTCGGACACTTTCATGCGCCGGGGCGGTCTTAGAACTTCCGAGGACCGGCGGTAAACTTGGTCAGGCGTCAGGTAATCCGGTAGCGGGGTGAACGGGAACAGCCGCTCCACTTCCTCCGCTGATAGCATCATCCTCTAAGCCTTCAATGAAGCGGCGCACACGCAATGTGGCGTCAGCGCTTAAGAAACTGGTTTCAATCAGGTGACGGGCAAGGCGGTCCTGGAAGTCATCGACGGCGGTCGATATTTCAGCAACCACGCTTGTGGGGATATCGACGCGGCGGCTGATGAAATCAGGCAGACCCTGTAAAAATGTGGCGATAAACCGCATGCGCTTCTTATCGGTTTCTTCCACCAGGTGGGCTTCAACCAATTCTTCGCGCTCTTTGCGGGCGCGGTTGCCCATGATTTCGGCTTCGTAAAACTTCTTGCGGATATCGGCCGGGACGAGATGCTCTCCCCGGACCTCTCCGCCGCCCAGCTGCATCGAAACTTGACTGGCAGCATCACGCTTGCGCGCCTCTTCATCCTCGGCGGCGCGTTCTTGCGCTTCCAGCCAGGACACCAGGCGCGGCATATCGATACCGTACTTGCGACCGTTGCCGCCAAATACATCAACGAAAGGGTGATTGTCTTGTGGGCCTGCGCTTTTGATCCATCCCTTCAAGGTGGGAAGCGAGGCTTTGAACCGCGTTGGCTCTAATGCGGCCATGACTTCGTCAAGGTTTAAAAGCGTTTTCATCGCATAAACCCCAACAAAAACAACAATATGAGCCAAAATTTATAATAAAAAAC